ACTGTCGCAGTCGGCTAACACCTGTTCTGCAAACTTTAATAGGTTTCGCAGCTGAATTTTACCAAAGTGACCATAGGCTTCTACTAGCTGTGCATCCTTGCCCGCCACAGCGTCTGCAAATTCATCACGATGTTTTATCCATGTGTCTCTCACCACGCTGATATGCTGCTGACTGATATTCATGCCCCGAAGCAGATTTATAGGCTTGTGTTCGGCAGTGATATTAACGTTGTCTTGTATAATATTGTCCAACATTCCTTCAAGTTCACCTGCTACCTCTTGAGCTTTTTCTTTCAATCGCTCTTGAATATTCGGTTTTGCAACTACTTCTGAATCTTGTTCTACAATATGCTTGATATTTTTTGCTGCATCAATTAAATCTGCAACATGTTGGTCCAAACGACTCTTTTCCTCAGTGAGCAACTCTAGCCCTCTTAGGTTCATCCTGCTGAGCCAACCAAACGTACAACTAACTGATTGCTCGGGCACACGGGCAAAGGCCTTAGCATCTGCTGATCGCTCGTTTCTAGACAACCAATCAATAATCAGCTCCTTGGCTTCTTTTTTACCAAAACTGTAGTGATACCATCCAAACGCCCTACTTAGGCTGCTTAACCGGGTGTCGCTGTCCGGCTGTATTCTCCATTCAGGCTCAGAGCCGGTGTATTTGACATCAGTTTTAGAAGTCATTGCCTTGAGAGGCCGTGTGGGTTTAACTGTTTTTGCATTGCTCATAGCAGCTCCATTTTGGATATTCAGTAATTATAACACCCTAGGGATATTTGGTCAACCACAGCCACCATCGGCTTAACCGATAAATACAGCAAGGAACGCTCAAATGCCCAGACTCAGTCTATACCGTCCCAATCGAACTCGTGATTACCAATTTTTTGACCGAACTATTTCGGAACAATACACTGTGGGCGGACTTGATATCTACCTACACAAGTATCTTGGGCCCAAGGTCACAGGCGACAGTTCCACAGATACTCAACATGATGCCACCATCCCAAACTATGCCAGCGAAAGCCCATTGTTTATACAAGATCTGCTGCTACTAGAAAATCGCGATCGCGCATATGATCCAGATGTATATGTGATGCGTGGAGTATACCGTGCACAAGATATTGACTTTGATCTAACTCAGTTTGGCTTGTTCCTCAACAATGACACTCTGTTCGTGACATTTCACTACAACGACATGATTGACACACTGGGACGCAAGATTATGAACGGTGACGTACTAGAAGTTCCAAATCTACGTGACTTTCATCCCTTGGATTCAAACATACCACGAGCATTGCCAAAGTTTTATGTAGTACAGGATGCTGCGTTTGCCAGCGAAGGCTTTAGTCAAACCTGGTTGCCGCATATCTGGCGTATTAAGGCCACGCCCATGGTCAATGCACAGGAATATCAAGACATTCTTCAACAGCCTTTTGAGCCTGAAAACATCTGGGATCCGGGCAACTTCTATCCAGCTGGCAGCATTGTGAACTATGACGATGTATACTATGTGGCTCTTCGAAACACACCTGCAGACATAGACATTTCCAATACTGACTATTGGGCTGAAAAAACACGCATTAATACTCTGGCAGACAGTGCAAGCACACGCAACAAAGATCTTGAAATCAATGATGCTATCCTAGTGCAGGCCGAGGAAGAAGTACCCAAGAGTGGCTATGATACTGTTAAATTCTATATCCTGCCCACTAACCCAGACGGTTCTCCTGCTGATCCTAGTACATATACAGCTGACTACACTCAAACTGACGCCAGCCGCACTGTAACCAATGAGAATCTTACGCCAAGAGCAGATGGTTATACATCAGGCTATCTTACCGGTGATGGCATTGCTCCTAATGGCTTGCCTGTGACACCTGGAGTACGTTTTCCCCTGCAAGCCGAAGTTGGACAGTATTGTTTGCGGCTGGATTACTTTCCAAACAGACTATTTAGATTCAACGGTAGTCGTTGGGTCAAGATTGAAGAAGTGGTGCGTACCAACCTTACACCTGGTGCAGACAACAATACCTTGCGGTCAGGTTTTGTAAACAATACATACACTGTAAACAGCACTGACCTTGGTCCAATACCCAGTAGACAAAGCCTTAGTCAGGCACTTAAACCTAGAGCCGATAATGGAGATCAAGGTGGTAATAAAACTCCTAAACCATATCCGCCTACCCAGCCCGGACAACCATCAAGCTAACTATGCAACAGTTTTTTTATGACGGCCAAATTCGTAGATTCTTGTTGCAATTCACAAGAATCTTTTCCAACTTTCAAGTAGAGTTTGGACAAAATCAAGCTGGGGTGTCTCCACCAGATACCCTGTATCGCGTACCTGTGCGCTATGGTGATGCAAGTCGCAATGCACAGACCATCATTCAACAGAATTCAACCAACAGCATGCCTAGCACTCCAATCATGACTTTTCATATTTCCAGTCTTGATTATGACCGTGGGCGCATCCAAGAGCCAACTTTTGTTGACAAAATCAATGTACGTCAACGTTACTACGATACTGATAATGATAGCTATGAAGTAACACAGGGAAATGCGTTTACTATTGAACGCTTGATGCCGGTGCCATATAAACTTACCTTGACCTTGGATATTTGGACCAGCAATACCAACCAGAAAATGCAGATCCTTGAACAGATACTCACACTGTTTAATCCCGCATTAGAAATACAAGGCACGGACAACTACATTGATTGGACCAGTCTAAGTGTAGTAGAACTTGAAAGTGTGACTTGGACTTCACGCAGTATACCGCAGGGCACAGATGATCCCATTGACATCTGTAGTCTTAGATTTGGTTTGCCAATTTGGATTTCAAGTCCGGCTAAAATTAAGAAACTAGGTGTAGTTGAACGTGTGATAGCCAGTATCTATGATTCACAAGGCGATGCTGCCAACGCTGTAATAGACAGTGACCTGCTATTGGGCACACGTGTCAAAGTTACACCCTATAGCTATCAGGTGTTGTTGCTTAACGGACAGCTACAGATTTTACAGCCCAGTGATGTAATATCACAACCAATAACCAGTCTTACACCACCAGAATCTCCGGTGGCCGACGAAATAGTATGGCCCAGCGTTATAAACATATATGGTGTACTCAGACCAGGAATCAGTTATGTTACACTTGACAATCCTTGGGAACCTGACCTACAGATCATAGGTACGGTGGCCTTAAATCCCGCTGATGACAGATTTTTGTTGTTTAATATTGATCCAGACACAGTGCCTCCAAACACATTGCAACCAATTGACGCTGTGATTAATCCCTTGCTAAGTGCACCAGGAGATGGTCTAGACTCAAGTCTTACTGGCCAGCGATATCTGTTTACAGAAGCCACAGGCAGTGCCGACAACTATAGCACAAGAACTGATCAGTTTGGTGATCCCTATTCATTTGACGCCAATCCCTTGGCATGGCGTGGGGTCAACGGACAACCTTTAATTGCCAATGCCAACGACATCGTGGAATTTGATGGTCAACGCTGGCGTGTGGTATTTGACAGTCAGAGCCTTGCGGATGTACAATACGTTACAAACATAACCACTAGTATTCAATACAAATGGACTGGAGCAGAGTGGGTAAAAAGTTATGATGGGTTGTATCCGGGGGGATCGTGGAATCTAATTCTCTAAACGCAGTTGGCGTGATGTTTTTCAGTGTAACTACTAGGCGCTATCTATATGTTATGCGCAATGATGATCGTCACCCTAATACCTGGGGATTACCAGGAGGCAAGTGTGATGCAGGAGAAAGCCTGTTGGATACCATACATCGCGAATGCAAAGAAGAACTTGATTTAGACTTTGTGAACACCAAATTTTTGCCGTTAGAAAAATGGACGTCTGGTGATCAAAGCTTTAGCTATCATACCTTCTTTTGCCAAGTCAATCAGGAGTTTGTGCCTGTTCTAAATGATGAACATCTAGGATACGCATGGATTGATACTGGAACATGGCCGAAGCCAATGCATCCTGGTTTATGGAACACGGTACACATGCAGGCCATTGTTGAAAAAATATCTACGCTGGAGAAAAACTTAGAGTCTACCAACTACTATGTTGATGACAGCCGACCCTCCATGGGATTCCTCAAGAGCCTTGCCAATAACTGATCCTACTGGAGGATTAGCCTCTGCTCTAGCAACGCCATTGCCAGCTGACACCATTAGATCGCCCTTGGCCACTGGCCCAATAACTTGAGTGGGAACCTTGCCTACTAGAGCCACTGCTGTGGCAGTGATCTTGTCCATCACAGAATTCATAATGTAAGCCGGATTGGTTGATACAACACCTGCTACTTTACGATCACAATCAGTCATACTCAGCGTTACCTCATGTTCGCCACCAAAGCTGACCACTGTGCCAGGTGCATATACAGCATCGCCTTCGTACATTTCTGCTAAGTCAGCGTACTGCGCTGATGTTGCTTTTACAAAAGCGGTATTGAAATATTTTGAACTTGATCCAATATTGCCTACAGCATTACTGCCACCATTAACTATGGCCACAGCAGCATCACCTGAGTTGATAGTAAGGATGCCAGCTGTGGTGAGGTTCCCACCTGTGACGTTTCCTGTGACAGCCGCAATACCTCCAGCATAGATATTGCCCACGATGCCTGCGCCACCACCTACCTGTAGAGCCCCACTGGTAGTGGTAGTAGATATAGTATTTGCTGTGATGTTGGCCGCTGTGGTTATGATTATTGTGCCAACATTTGCAATACCAGTGGTTGTGATATTACCGCCTGTGATATTACCAGTCACAGATGCAAGACCCGCAGTGATTAAATTACCACCTGTTACGTTGCCTGTGCCAGTAACAAAATTCGCAGCAACATTGCCTGTGATATTGATAACCGCTGCACCACCAATAGATGGCGCTGTCAGAGTTTTGTTGGTTAGAGTCTGTGTACCAGATGTGGTTACCGAGGAAACTCCGCCCGCGGTCACGCCATCGTGCACTCTCATAGCCAGGAGATCTGTGTCGACGGTGACTTCGCCTATAGCTCCAGTAAATGCGTTGTTTTGAGCTGTTGTTCCGCGTCTAAATTGTACTTGTATAGCCATTCTTTATTCCTGGGCAGTTTTTTGTGTATCTATACTATTTAGCATCTGGGTATCTTTGCCCCATTTGCCTTCTGGACAACTTGCTATTACCAGCGTAGTTTTCATGGGCATGTAGCAACTGCATTTTTGACATCTTTGTGCACCTAACCAATTTAATTTTGCATCAGGCATACCATAAAATTCGCATGATTCGCATATTGCCATACGAGCTGCGCTGACTTCTTTATCTACTAAGATATGCATCTAAAACCTCTTCATCAATTCCATTGTCCCAGGGTGCAGCCATTGGTACCCAAGTACACCGTTCAACTTCATTGTTTGCAATTTGAGCATTCCTGGTAATGGTTCCATCAATGCTTTCTTTAGCATGACGTAAAAATTCTCCGGTAAGTTGTTCAAAAAGCCACTGAGTTAACATTTCCTTGGTGACATTTTCAATTTGAACAAAATTTAGCTGATCAGAATCAAACGGAATTGTGGTGGTCCCTGCCACTGATGCATAGATGTTATTGGGATTTCTTCCGCTGTATATCCAAGATATATCACGTATCACCCATTTAGTGCCTTGATCAATTACCGTGACATTATAGCCTGTGATAGCAAATTTATAAATCATCCTGGTATCCTATACCTTATTACAACAATGCCTGCAGTACCTGCACCTTGACTGCCGCCTGCTGCGCCAGCGCCATATCCACTACCAGCCCATCCTGTCCATGTATACACTGGGCCAGCAGCAGTACCACTCTGCCCGCCATTGTTCCCATTAGCTGAATATACTACAGTGGCGCTCGCAGCAACATTACTGCCGCCTCCGGCTGTGTTGCCACCATTCTGGCCGTTGCCGCCAAACCATCCGCCACCACCAGCGCCATACCCCCCGCCGTCGCCTCCACCATATCCAAATCCAGCCTGCCCAGCAAGGGTTCCGGTATTGCCAATTCCCTGTACATTGCCACCACAAGCAGGACTGTCATTAGCTGGTCCTTCGTTTGATCCTCCACCACCAGCTCCGCCACCTGCAACAATCAAAGCTGTACCCAGTGCTGGAGTACCATTGAATAAACCGCTTAATCCTCCACTACCACCACCACCGCCAGAGCAGCAACTACTTCCTGCTGCGCCTCCTGCTGCTCCAAAATTAGCTCCAGCACTGCCGTTACATCCACCACAGCAACAACCGGTGCCACCACCACCTGCACCACCAACACTGGCATAGTAAGTGGTTGCTGTTGCAGACACATTGGCTACCATAATGGCACCACCACCACCGCCTGCACCATTTGGTCCATCGTTGCCGCCTGCACCGCCGCCTGCGCCCACACACAACACCTCTAAAGTGTTGTAACCAGAAGTTCCAGTTTGACTCACTGTAAAAGCAGTATTGCCAGTTGAAGTAAAGGTGTGTACTTTGTAATTGATTCCACCACTATTTGCAGTGGATTCGGTCCCACCTGTGGCTGAAATTCCTGCAATGTTAGTTGCCATAGTAGAATTAGCCATTGTGTATCTTTGAGATGTTCCAATAATTCCAACAGTCATCTTACATAAACCTCAACTCTAGCTGAACGATTGATACCCGATGAATCTTGACAGCACGCAATATAATCTCCTCCACTGTAACTACCAAAACTGGAGTCCATTCCTATGCCCCCACTTACGTCGTCAGACCCTGGGGCGCCTCCACTGGCCAGTGTAGCTGGGCCTGTGTAGTTGCCTTCGCCGTTTTCATTCCAACCAAATCCCCAACGTACCTTGGCAGTGCCATTACCATAGGATGGATTAGGAAAGTTTTTAAAATTAAATCCATAAAAATTAATTGCATTTTGTGAGGAAAAAACGCCGTTGGCCCAACTTGTAGAACTTTTTGCAAGGCCTGTAAAATAACCACCATAGTTACCAGAAGTGTTTACGGTTCCGGTATTGTAAGTACCCTGAGTGTTGAAAAAATTAACCAATGTAGTTGTAGTTCCTGAATAAAAATTATTTTGCAACCAACTCCAACAGTTATAAGGATTTGTGCCAAGGCCGCCGCCATTGGTTGTGATGTCTGGCCAAAGTGCCATGATATCTTTTGATGCGAAATAGTTCATGATATCAAACTTAGCGTCGCCATCATTACGGTTGTAAGCCGTGGGATTTAAAGTGTTGATAGTGTTCCAATAGTTTGCACTGTAGCTAAATGTAGTACCACGTGTGGCTTTCATAGCCATCATCCAGCCACCACCATCAGCTGAAGAATTCATTAAACAGTAAACCAAGGTTGGGCCTACTGTTGGTAAGTCAATCCAATAGGTACCATCTGTGTTTGTACCTGTGAGCGTTTTTATAGCTGCTGCACTAACCGCCGCAGCACCAGGCGATGAGCCATCTTTCAGTAGAGTAGTCATAAAGTATGGACCGTTGGGTGCTCCAATGGCAATGTTGGCATTGCCAAGAAACTTTACTGACATTAACTTACCTCTGACCCAAAAATATTCACAGCAATATTTGCGGTTGAACAATTAGCCCTGACGGTATCACCGGCTCCAAGCGTCACACCAAGAGTAAGTGCTAGACTATTTTGAGTACTCACTGAAATATTGTTGGCTATCTGCATATTTGCTGCCCACGCTGCATTGGCAACATGCACAGACAAAGATACGTTGCTTGAAGTGGCTCCAAAATTTGCCGCAGTAATGGTACTAACAACTGCTTGAGTGTTGGCTGGCACAGTGTAGACTGTGGTTAATGCGCTGGCGCTAGGATTTGATTGTCCTAAAATTTTGTAATTCGTTGGCATTTTACATTCCTGCTAATAAAAATGGGTTAAGCATACCGGCACCGTCTATGTTGCCCGTAATTCGCACGTTACTCACTGTCATTCCGGTGTTGGCAACTGTGACTGGAACTGCTGTTGAACCTGATTCATCTTGTGTAAAGATTCTAAAAGCATTAGAGCTATTTACATCAAGATTCCATGTGCCATTACCTTGTCCGGTCAACCCAGTTACACCCGTGTAAGCCAATACCAATTGACCGCCTTCAGGCGACCCAGTATACGAGTTTAGAACCACTTGTGAATTGGCACTGACAATACCAGTTGTGTACAATCCATCACTGGCTATTACAAGCACGTTACCAGCTGATCCCACGTTTGCTGCAATATTTCCGCTAGATGTAGTTACTCTTAAGTTTGAACTTCCACTGTTGATATTGGCTACACTGGTAATTACACCTGTCAGCAGAGCACCGTTGCCCAAAATATACCCAGTACTACTGGTAATATTTCCCACTACCGTCAAGGTTGTAAATGCGCCGGTATTAGCAGTGCTATTACCCACCGGCGTGTTATTGATTGAATTGGTTGCTAACAATTTCCATGCCGTGCCGGTCCACTGCCAAGATCTGGTGTCTAGGTTGTAGATATCACCTGTAGTAGGATTAGTTGGAAAGTCTAAAATAGCCATAGTGTTTGAGTATTCTTATATTTATATGCATAGTTTTCACTATCAAAAGGTCAAAGTTAAACTAGTAGCACCTGTTGCAGTAAAGGTGTGCCTTGTGTTTCCATCCACTGTGGTGATTGTTCCACCAGTTCCCCGTTGTGACCCAGGATACTGTACGATTACAACCCCTTGAGTACCTGTGCTTGCGACTGCACCTGCATTGCCATATGATCCACGCAGCGGATTGCTACTATCTCCTGGGGTAGTTGCTGTTCCTGCGGACAACACACCCTGCGTGATACTAGCGGCCAGATATCCGGATCCACCGCCACCGCCACTCATGGTATTTGATTCGGAATATCCGCCACCGGAACCGCCCCAATAACCACCACCGCCACCACCACCATATCCTGAACCGGCAGTACAAGTACCACCTTGTAGAGCACCTTGACCTGATGATGAATTATTAATTACTCCGCCAGCCGCAGACTGTGTTCCACCTTGCCCGCGATAATCTGTTTTGCCATCATAAGGACTATATCCGTTTTCACCATTAGTGCCGCCACCTGCTCCGCCTTGATTACCTGTTCCAGCACGACTTGATCCACCGCCTCCACCTCCACCAGCTATTAACAGCGCATTGGCCTGAGTGTAACTGCTTAAAAAAAACCCGCTTAGGCCGCCACCTGAAGCACCATACCGATTGTCGCCACCACCAATCACAGGTCCTCCGCCTCCAGCAGGACTGGATGTACCGTTAGTCACTCCTGGTCCGCCTACCATAATAGCGAACGTAGTGGTGGCTGTCAAGGCATAGACACCTTGCACTGCACCGCCTCCACCGCCGGGTGCACCATAACTCCAGCCACCTGCTTGTCCACCACCGCCACCTGCTCCCCATGCATAGACTGTTAACGCCACTAAATCAGGAGGTATGTTAAAAAGCTGCATGTCGGTTCTAGAAACTATGCCTTGAGGCACGCTGTTTGCCGCAACACGTCTTGAGCCTATTACACCATAATTAGGTCTTTGTCTTGGCATGTTTAGCTAATCTGTTCATAGGATGCCGTGATAGTCACAGCACCATTGGCACTGACATTACTTTGTATCACATCTCCTTCCAGCAGATAGATTGGGGTATCTTTACCTACTACAACCATGGTTGATTGTGCTGGAATTAAAGCATTGCCAAGTTGGTAATAACTGCCTACTCCGGTACGGTTTATGATCACATTACAGTATACATTGCCTGTTGAAAAGTTTGCCAGTGTCACGGTGTTTAGTTTCAATACCGCGCCAGAACTTGCACCGTTTGTGACTATGTTAGCTAGAACTGAAGTTGCGTTTGCCAATGCGGTTTGTCCAGTAATTGTATTAACATTTACAATGTTAGGGTTTGCCATTTTATCCTCCAAATACTATGTTCATTGCGATAGCTTTGCCAGTTGATATACCTGTTGAGATACCTGAAAGCTGACTACCATTGCCTAGTACATAACTAGCCAAAATGTTACCAGTGGCACTGATATTTCCGGCTGCTATGTTGCCGGAAATATTTGCATTTGCACTAGTTATCAGGGCACTTGCATAAATT